ATTGTATACCTACACTTTTCTCTTCAGAAAAGCAAATTCTAATAGTATCCCGAAGCATGGCGTATCTAACAATCGATGATTTTCCAAATGAATCATATGCAAATTCAGAGAGCCAACCATCGCCACGCTCAAAAATGCGGTTAATTAAATACTCGCGTTGATTATTTAAAACATCATAGTCGGTATTGTAATCAATAATTTGATAAGATCGAATTCCATGGTTTATGTTTTCTCTAATAAGTATATACAACGTTTCTTCCATTTTGAAAAATCCTTAAAAAAAAGAAAAGGTGGTTAATCTTTTGACTAACCACCTCTAGAGTTTTTACAGTCCGCGTGGGACAGTCAAGTCCGATGCCATCTTCACTAACCGCATTGGTATCGGAGTACCTTGTTCGAGGCATAACCAAAACACCGTCACGGCACCTGTGACACCTATTGCTACCATTTTAGGCAGCACAATATCCCAATTGACCCATTGTCGTCTCCGAGCCTCTGCTAGCTGAAGTTCGACTTTAAGTCGCTCTGCTTCTGCTTTTTCAAGATGCTCCATCGACTTTGTGAGTAATTCGATGTTCTGTGCTCCCTTGGTTGCTTTATCAGTATCAACGTGCTCCAACGCATTCTCAGTTATGCACTCTTTAAGATGCTCCTCCAAAAGATCTTTAGAAGATGGTTCTTCCTCACTGATCTCCGCATTTACAAACCCCATGTACTCTAGAAACTTAATCGGAATTAACACCTTTTCTCCTTTCAAAATATGAGACACACCTCTTGTATCTCTCAATGTAGGAAAGGTATTTTATGCGGACTGTATTCTGTTTTTAATTAAGATCGACGATTATTTGAGTTTGCTTTTTATAAACGTCGAGATAACAGCAGTTTTTCTTACCATGGAATGTAAACTCGAAATATAATCCATCACCATCGCGGGGAACACCGAATAAACCTTTAAAATTCTCGATAGCTTTACATTTCCATGTAGTATACACTTCATCTGGAGAAATTGAACCAAATATACTGACAAGTTCATCCTGATTATTCCACCAATTAGCGATGGTAGTAGTAGCAAGTTTATTAAACTTTTCATCAGTCATTTCGCCGTATAAATCACTCATAGTAATATCTCCTAAGACATTCGACGATTTCTATAACGCTCAATTAAATCGTTAGTCGCATCAATTGTTGCTTGTGTCGCCATACTAATCACTGCCGGAGCACCATTGGTTCGAATATTATTAATATTATTATATATGTCTCGGCCATTTCGAATAGCTGTAATATATGTACTAGGATCATCCGGATCAAAATCCCGTGTAACTCGACTAACCACGGCATTTCTAGCAGTTCGAACACCTGCTCGAGCAGCATTTCCTACTGCATTTCTAACAGTTCGATCAGCTTGAGATACACCATTTCTAACGGCATTTCTGGTTGACGTATTAGCAGCTTCTTGTGCTTTAGATCTAGTATACTGTTTATTGGCATTATGTGTATTGTTATTAGCATTATTTCTAGCAGCTTTATTAAGCAAATATGCGCTTGTTCCGGCTACGGCTGCTGTTGCTCCAACTCCTAATGCAATTTTTCCAGCTTTACGAAGTGCCTGTTGCTTTTTAGTTAATCCTTTTGTTGTAGCATTTTTCGGATTAACTTGTTTATACCGACGATTTTCCATAAAGTAATATGGTACTTTTTTAGCACTACCATAAGTTAATGCTGCTCCACCAGCTAATGCAACAGGAGCAAGTGCTCTAGTATTAGGATTAGAATATAAATACGCAGCTCCAGCAGCGGTTAATGCGGCTTTAGCAGCAGTATTAAATCCTGCCCATTTAAGTCTGTGCTTCGCAACAATTTCTCTACCAGCATTAATGTCTTGTTTATTTAAATCGGCATGTTTTCTGTCAGAACGAGTTTGCGTTCGACGAATTTCTCCAGAAAGTAATTTCTTTATTTTAGGATTATTGCTTCGCTCACTCATTCGCTGAAGTCTATTAATTTTGTAATATTTACGAGCATCTTGTATTCCATATCGACGCTTACCGGCAGGCGTAAGATGGCCATTCGCATCCTCGAATCTACGCACTCCCCACTTCATGCCTTTAATTCCGTGATGCATTAAAAACATATCATTCATACATTTATGCTCCTTTATTTCTTTGGAGCATTAACTGCTCAACGAATTACTCATTCTGCTTATAATAATTATTAGTACTAACGCCAAGAAGTGCGCCAAGAAACGTATCGATAACAGTAATAGTACCAACAATTTCCTCACCGAACGGGAGTCCCCAAATCCTAGCAAGTCCAAAATATAAAGTACCGAGAGCGGGAAGAACAATAAGTGCAATCCATTTAAGAAGATCGTAATATTTGTTACTAAGAATCATAATACTTATACTCCTTACATCTGACCAAGTATTCTTCGTCCAGCAGTAAATGCTTTAGATTTATAAACCTCACCCATAGTAGTGCGATATGAACCCTGTAAAGTAATTGCGTCCATGTTGAATACAATTACTGGAGATTGAGCTTGTACTGTATTATATAATGCATCATTGGTGTCTAATACAGCATCATAACCATTTTTCTTAAGTTCATTAAAAAATTTTGCTCGCTGAACTTGGACATCATGAGCATCTCGTTCATTGCCATTACCATCGCTAGGAATAGCATGATTAAAAATTCGATATACAAGATCTAGATCTTTATCAGTCGGAATATAACTCGGATCTTGCATTTTGTTCATGGTTCTACGAGCAGTTTCATAACCAGGGCTGATTCGATGAACACCATCCTCAAAACGTTGTCTAAGTCGAGATGGATCCGTAATAAAATTATAAAAATCTCGATCTGTTTCATATAATTTTCGAAAAGCAGTGGCACCGCTATCTTCTGATGCTATCTTAATATCTTTGTTAGCAACATTTTGGATAGAATATTTATAAAACATTCCGGTACCGATAGCATTTCCATTACTGTCATAGACTGTTTGCGGGACTTTTTTATCGAAAAATTCTTTATAATGATCGACATCCGCTTTAGTATGCGATGCAAAAAACATATCGGCATTTTTAGTACGATTTGGATCCATACTAAGCGTTTTAAAAACAGTACCTTTACTCAATACTTCATCATAATGCTTTTTATTGTAGCGACTATATTTTTTCTTTCTAGCTTCTTTAATGGCTTTACGCTCTGTTGGCGTATATGAACCTCCTTTAAGTGGGTAAGGTGGACCATTACGTTTACCCCATTTTTGGCCGAGAATACCATGATGAGCCAAATATTTGTCCATCGTGCATTATCTCCTCCGATTTTGTTTTCTGAAAAATCCCGACGGAAAAAGTCGAGTCTATAAAAAAGAAAAAAAAGAAACCCAAAGCTCCATAATAAAATTTATAGAACTTTGGATTTCCATTTTGAATTTTATTAATAGTCGTTGTATAGTATTGATCCGAAACAGCATACGACTATTATAATCCCTATGATTCTACATAAATTAATTGCTGCGTCTTCAAACATCGGCATCGCGCTTCTTTTTACCTCGCTCAATAATTTCCTGCACCTTAGCTTTGGCTTCTTCGATAGATGCTGAAGTAGGACGATTGTCTATAATGTCTATCTTCTTGCGAGAACGACGATTACCATTTCCACGTTTATTAATAAGTTCGCCTATGTTAATAATCATGATAGAATCCTTTTAATGATAGATTAATTTTTAAACCTTATCAATCCAAATAGCATCAATAGATGAACCGGCAACAGCTAAAGTAGTACCCTCGGTATCGCTTGTCTTCATAACCGGTAACCAAGAACCGCCTTTAGCATGAATACTAAATATAAAACCTGCTCCGACAATCTCAATGCCAGTAATGGGCGTATCATCACCAAGAGCCTCGGCCTTGTTCATGCCAAAACCAGTTTTATAAGGAAGCCACTTACCACGTTTATTGCGAACACGCGCCTTGAGAATATCAGCAGCTTCGATAGTAAAACCAATAATAGGTAAACCTAAAATGCCAGCATAGTCAATATCGCTACCATCCATAGCCTCAACACCGAGCATTTCAGCACCCCAACCATCCGAATTCTTGATAGCATAATGGGGATGAATAGGCGCCTTAACAGCAATCTTTTTCTCATCAACCTCAGCCATAAAAATATCCTTTCCTAAACTTCCCGAATCTCAAGTTGCTTGACGCGTTCAACATATGAATCTATAAAACCGTTCTTAGGATTTATGACGGTATACTTTTTGTGCATGTCCATGAGTGAACTAAGCTCTTCTGAGGTAATCCACCCACGAGTAATATACTTTTCGCAATAATGAAGAATGGTGGTACGCATGGTTGCCTGAGTGGCATCTCCAATACCATCCATTTTTTCATCCATCTTTTTGCGCCAAGCTTTACTCTCGTCACTATAATTTTTAAGTGTGTCTAATACAAGTTTAACCAGCCATCCAACCGTTCCAGTAAGAATGGTCTGAAATATCAATCCAGCAGGTAAATTAATTGTCATGTTTAAGCAACCCTCTTAATCTTTAGAAGAGGCTGCTCAACTACAACCGTCGTCTCGCCATTATTCACAATTGTAAGCGTCTCGGGACCGCAGCAGCACGTACGCACTCCAGTCTCACATGCTACGTTATTTACATCGCCGACAGCAGCGGTTGTGGACACCATAGTCGTCTCTGTCATGGGCGAACCATTCAGGAACATGGTAAGTTGCGCCGCATCGCCAGCTGTCGTAGAGCCAATATTCGCCTTAAAGAAAATATCATAGATTGCCTGCTGCATACGAAGAGTTACAGCGCCAGAACTGATACGATGGCACTCCGCGCAACCCGTATGCAGGATTTCTAAGTTAAAAGTAACGGACTGATTAGGCCCAAGCGTTAAGCTAGTATCATTAGTCAGAATAAGCACTATTATCAGCTCCTAAAAATATAAACGTGTTGTAAAACTAAAGAGCATAATGTATTACTTCATCCAATACCAATACTTACGCTCTTCTATATAAGGTATTGTTTCAGCATTAAAATAACCCATAAGAGTGTCACAAATTTCCCAAGAATTATTCGCTTTACGATAAGCTCCATAAGAAGGGAAATCGAGATCTTTCTTGCGTCTAAAACGACGATTGAATAATTTCTTTAAGCTCTTGTCACCGCAGCATTGAATAAGAGGATGCTTTTTTCGACTGCGAGACATGGCGTTCCTCCTAAAACTTCTTTCCGAGAAAATATAAAGTATGAGTGAAGTCGTTGACCGCATATGTAGTAGGAATTCGAGAAAGCATCCATTTTGCTTTTTGATAATCTGTCTTGTTCTCAAAACGCACATGATGTACATCACGTGTTTTTGTAGCTTTAACCTCCTCGATTTCAACTTGCATCTTCGAAATCACCCCCTGGGAAAATTTTTGGTTAAATGTTTGAAAAGACTTCCATTTTGAAATTGCTACAAAAAATCCGAGAACCCCACCATTCCCAGATTGTGGTTTTTACCTAAGTCCCGAGCGCTCATAAAAACCTCCCACAGAAAACTTAACTACGCAGCCATTCCGCAGC